GGTGCCCTGATTGAATTTGTAGAGCTTGCCATTATCGCCGGCGAACAGAGAGACGTTGTCGCTGCTGTCCTTTGCGGCATACATGCCCCTGATCCGCTCATCAGCCGCATTGCTGAAACTGATGAAACTGGGGAAGCTCCGATAACCACCAGCGGCCGGCACGACATTCGTCGCAACGGTGACGCCAGGATTGTCGAGATCGGGCTGATCCGGGAGCCATTCGCCAAAACGTATCATTGCTGCAACCAAGTCCCATCACTGCCGGCTGACTGCACCGCCCAGACCTCTGAGCCTGCCGTCTGCACGGACCATGTTTCTCCATCCTCAGCGACGACCGACCAGTCTTCGCCAAGTATCTTTCCGATCGCCGTACCAGTGACAGCCACAGTGCCGGTCGCCGGCATTGAGAACACACCCACAGCCGCTCCAGAAGCCGTCACAACGGCCGAAACCGATGCTTCCGCAGTAAGGACGACGACATAGCTTGCGGACTCTGTGACAGCCACAGACGCGCTGGCAGACATGCCTTTGACAAGGTTTGCCGTGTTCGTAGCCGTGACGGCTACAGACGCACTCGCTTCCATCCTTGCGATGAAGGCTGCGGTTGCCGCAAACGAGACAGCGCCAGTGACGGCGGCATCCACCCCGCGTATGCGATCAAAAGCGTTTGTTGCTGTGACAGCGACAGACGCGGAAGCGTCCATCGGGATCGGCACCTGAATTGTGGCGGTGCCGGTGACTGCCAGACTTGCGTTTGCCGCGACCGAGAAAAAGTCGAAACTCAGGCTGTCCACGTTGCCAAAACTATCGAGCGCGTCGAAATTGGCAATGATGCTGTCCAGCTCTTCTAGCGTCGGCTCCTTTGTAAAGTCGGCGCGTAGAAGGTCGGCATCGCTATCAAACGAGCCTACAAATGCGTCGATCGAGCCGGTGAGCTGATCAAGGTTCGGCTTGAGGATAGCCATGACTCACTCCTTATGCGGCAGTGATATCAAGGTCGCCGGTTGCTACTTTCAGAACGTCTCCAGAAGCGATGGTCTTCGCGGTGGTGAAGCTGCCGTGAACGAGCAGATTGCCCGACGATGCGGCGTCATAGAGCCCCCAATGAGACACGGAGCCCCACGACCCGGTGGCTGCCGCAAACTCAATCGCGGCGTCGTTTGACATTGTGCCGCTTGCCGCTGCGCCGAAAGAAACCGAAACGCGGCTGTAATTATTGCCGGTCAGTTCGGTGCCGCTGTTGTCGTCTCCGAGAGAACCTGTCGAAAGGCCGAGATAAACATTGCTCGGAGCGGTGAAGGTCGCATTTGCGCCCAGCACGTCCAGCACCTTGTTCTCGGCATAATCAGAAAGCGCGCTCATGCTTTACTCCTAGATGTTTGCTTGCCTGGTATAGATGGATTGAATGTGAAGAGTGCCGGTGCCGTAATGCGCCCGCTGCTCATCCTTGCGGATTTCTTCGATGATCCTTGAGAATTTCTGGTCATAGAGCTGCGCCCTCTGATCATCCATCAGATACAGATACGCCTCGACGAGGGCACCTGTCAGATAGGCATCGGGATGGCGGGTCAGCATGGTATTCGTGGCGTTACTGTCAGACAGCCCGGTCAGGCTGCCGATATAGATGATCTCTGCCGTATAGGCCGAGTCCGGGATCGGCCGGAGCTTCATCTCCGATCCGACGATCGAATAAGCGACAGGCTTGCCAGTTGCGCCGGTGTAGGTGTTATCGAGCGAGGTGGGCGACATATACTCCAGAACCGTGTTCGGCGAGGTGTTGAGCTTCACAGAGCGCACCTCACGCAAGTCGGTCGGCAGACTGATATATTCGTCACTGGCCGTCAGAGTCGCGGTCGCCCGCTTCTCCTGCTCCCTAGTCTCAAGCTCACGAGACAGACGCGCCTCTGCAAGAGCGATGAAATCAGGGATGTTTGTGTCCAGGTCCGTCCGCGCCAGGCTGTTCGCCACCGCAGTTTTCAGCTCTGAGAATGTCGTGATCGCCATCAGATACGCCCGCCGCCTGTCCTAAAATGCCGGTTGTCCGGGTCATTCAGCCAGCGCGCCCAGTCTTTCGGGTTGTCGGCCGGATGCCCAAATTTTTCCTTGAGCTGGACGTAGAGCAAATTCGGGATGTCAGCGACCTTCTGGTGATGGCGCTGCGTATTCCCGATGAGCTTGCCGTATTCCCACTCGTTCTGTTGCCGCTTGTTGGCCTCCAGCACCTCTTTGATATGCTGCTTCTGGATGATCTCTGCCTGACCATCACGGTCAAAATTCATCCATGTTTCCTTGCCGGAAGACTTGTCAGCGGAAATCAGTTTTTTCATGTGAAACTCCATGAAAAAGGGCGGCCGAAGCCGCCCCTTCCTTGAACATTTGTGAATGGCTTAGGAGCCAGACAGACCGATAACAGCCGCGTGGGCCTTCGGGGCGTCCGGGATCAAAGTCCATTCGCACAGGATCTGACGCTTCTGCGCATCGCCTGTCGGAGCAATTTCCTGCTCCACAAAGTTACGACCGTTGATCGCACCGACAGCAACATGGTCAGGGTCGATAAGGAAGACCTTATCGTTGCCCATGAAGCGGGACGGAATGACCTCCAGTTGACCGAAGTCGTTGAACAGAATCGAGACCGCACCGTTGAAGGTAATCGGCGCACGAGCTGTCGTCGTCGCCTGGTTGCTCACCAGGTTGGTGCCGCTCTGAGTGAGATCAGAGATGTTGGCACGGTTGGTTGCCGAAGCGACCAGAAGACGCGGGTTGCCGCCGTCTTCCCACGCTGCCTGCATCGATGAGTCGATCTGGGCGAGGGTGAGTGCCCGGCTGGTGCCGGTCAGATCAGCCGCGTCAGAACCGTCGCCGGTAGCGAAGGCCATATCGGACGGCTTGTCACCGTTCGTGATCCAGGTGATCAGCGAAGCCGACTTGCGAGGATCGGAAGAAGAACGTGCGACGTTAGTGTCGCCGATCATCTTTTCGATGTCTCGACGCAGATCGAGGCCAGCAAGAACCGTCTGGTATGCTACCTCTGACTCAACTCCGGCTTTATCGACAGATTCGACGGTGTTCGAAATCAGGAAACCGCGAGTCGAAATCTGGTGGTAGTTACCGAAACGAGTCAGAGCGGTCACACCGGAATCGGTCATGTCCGCGCCTTCGTTGCGGTGGTTATTGGTCGCCGCAGAAGCAAGCTCCTGGACAAGGAATTCGGCAAAGATGCCGTTAGTCGTGCGCTTCGAAGCACCCGAATAGATCGGGGTCTCGTCGCTGTCGATCCTTGCGATCACATCGGCAAGGGTCTCGCGCTCACCAATTTTGGTGGCGGTGGTCAGCGTAGCCATGATTCACCTCATTTGTTTCTGGCTAGAAGAAGATCAACCGCTGAGGCAATGCTGCCCTCAGAGGCGTGACGATCCGCAAGTTTTGCCTTGCGGCGGGCTGCCACCTCATTCTTCGAGCGAGGAACTCCGGCCTTTGCCATTTTGGGAGCTTTGCGCACCCGCTTCTTCGCTTCTGGCTTCGCAGCGTTGAGCTTCGAAAGTTGCCAGGAGTGATACAAAGCGACGATCGCTCTGTGATCTGCGGCGTTTGCAATCTCGTCGTCGGTATAGCCGAGCGACTTGGCGTAGGTGATCAGCTCGTCCCGCTCAGTCAGCCTGACTTTCTCGTCACGCCATTGCGGTAGCTTCTCAAGCATCAGCTCCGATTGCTGGGCCAAATGGGCCCGCATCATCGACTCTGACTCCTTCGCTTGCTCCTTTGCAACGCGGGCTTGTTCAGCCTGAACCTTTTGCAGGTTGTCCTTGCGCGCGTTCCAATCTTGAACCAGGCGGGTGTATTCCTTCGCATCAAGCTGCTGATAAGCCGCATCCCAGTCTGGCTCCTGTTGGAGGCCGTTCTGGAGCTGCTGCTGTAGCTGTTGAAGGGTCTGCCCATATGCGTCCCGCAGTTGCGCCGTTTGCGCCTGGACAGCCTGAAACTCAGACTGCTCGGCTTCTAGCTGCTTGCGCTGCTCGGCCAGTTGCTGCGTTTTCCGCGTGTAATCAGACTCGCGCTGGTAGCCTTTGAGGGCTTCATCGAGGGTTACATCGACATCCTCACCGTTCACACGGACGGTGTAGACATCCTGCTCCTCATAGTCGCCTTCATCAGCATCCTCATCGGTCTGATCTTCCTCATCGGGCTCGGCGTCAAAGTCTTCCGACTCTTCGACCGCTTCCTCAGAGGGCATCGCCTGATCTTCCTCAGAAATGATCTCGTCAGGCTGGGCCTCCGGCTCCTCAGACGTGGCCTCCGGTGGAGGGGTCTGCAAAAGCAGGCTGGCTGCGTCGTTAATGGAAAGGTTTGTGGTCTCCGTATCCGGGTCAACCATAAGTCACCTCAATCTATCTGTGTTTTAGCCGTTCCTCAGCAAGTCGGCCGTCTTCAAGGATTTTCGCGAAATGTCCCTTGAAGGCTTCCAGTGCTTGCAGAAGCTGGTAGATGTTCTCGCGGGCAGCCTGGTCAGCGATCGCTGACTGCTTCCATGCGGTCACAAATTCTTTTTCGAGCGTTTCAAACGCCTCAACGATAAGCGGGTCACGCAGTAAGGCTTCCGCCTTTGCCTTGCGCTCCGCTTCTTCTCTCAGCCTGCCCTCGTTCATGTCAGGCGAGTGAACCCGGTCAGGGACATCGGTGAGCGATAGAAATCAGGCCGATATCCGTAACTCTGCGTGAACCGGCGGTTCGCCGCGTTGAAATCAAACCCACTCGGCACGTTTGCCGGCGCATCATCCAGCGCGGTGCGGCGATAGAAGATGTCACCATCATTTGTCCGTGCCTGGCTGGCACCGCCGCTCACATTGAGGCGGCAAGCCTGTAGGTCATCATCGAAGATGTATCCGTCAGGACAGCGAGGCTGGTTGGTCATCGGGTTGGTCTGCGGCGCCACGATATTGTCTGAGCCATCATCGCTGGTGTCTGCCGGCGCATTTGGATTGTTGAGCCCGGTATAGGTCGAGACCGGCGTCGTGCCCATGAAAGGCAGATCAACAAAGTTTGTCGTTGTCACGCCCCTGATGCGAGAGCCCTCCGGGAATGACATGTCATAATTAGGCACACCGTCTGCGCCGATGCCGGCGGCGATCTGGCGACCAAGAAAGCCGCGATTGTCGAGATTGCGCAGCTCTGCCTGGAAGGCGTTCATTGCGTTATCGCCTTGAGCGGCCAGCCCTTCAAAAAAGTCGCGTTGTGCGTTTGTCTGATAGCGCGGAGGTGGCGGGGTCGGGATTGCCGGGCCATCCAGACGCTCCATGCCAGGCTGCGGCACATCAAACGGATCGCCCTGATTTGGCAGGATCTCGCCTGTCGTCGTGTCAAACGTGGTGCCTGACATGTCAGTGATTGTCGCCGGCGGCAGATTTGTGCCGGAAACGCTTACATCACGAGGCGCGCTAGCCATTGATGGGCCAAGATCAACGCTCGGAGACATAACAGGAGGGCCGAAGCCTGTCGTCGTCGGGTTGTTTGTTATGCTGGCGTTAGCAAAATCCTGCGGTCTCGTGTCAGGGATCGGGCCGGCCTTATAGGTGCCGGTCGTCTCGTCATAGTAGACCTCACCAGCCTGAGCATTGAGAGCCTGGACATCCGCAGCCGTCTGCCCACCGAACATGGCGCGGCGTTCAGCGTC